AGCCACGGCCACCACCCAGGCCGGTACCGCCACCACGCAGGCCAGCAATGCGGCAGCAAGCGCCACAGCGGCCTCGGGCAGCGCAGCCACGGCCACCACGCAAGCTGCAGCGGCATCGGGCAGTGCAACAGCCGCCGCCGCCTCCTACGACTCATTTGACGACCGATACCTCGGGCCAAAGTCTGCCGCCCCAACATTGGACAATGACGGCAATGCACTGCTGACGGGCGCTCTGTATTGGGACACAACCCTGCCCGCCATGCGAGCCTGGAACGGTGGGGCGTGGGTCACTCTGCCTGCGGCTACCGCAAACACAGTAGCCAGCACCCCAGCAGGCAACCTCGCAGCGACAAACGTGCAGGCGGCGCTAGACGAGCTGGACGCAGAAAAACCCTACAAGGGCCACTTCTTCAAATCCGACCACAACTCTGTCGCCTTCACAAAAACCGGCGCCGGAACAATCAGCATCAAAGCCGGCACGACGCTCACCGTCGGCGCTACGCTACTCACTTTCGCTGTTGACACCGCCATCGTCATGCCAACCCTCACCACCGGCACTGACTACGCCATCTACGGCTGCACCGACGGCACCCTTCGCGCCGACGCCAACTTCTCCGCACCGTCGGGCTACACCACCGTAAATTCCCGCAAGATCGGCGGTTTTCATTACGCCCCAGGCGGCAATGCTGCAGCGCAAGCGGGCGGCAACACCACCGTTCAAATCAACGAATACAGCCTGTGGGACTTGAAGTTTCGCCCGGCCTGCACTGACCCGCGCGGTATTACGCTGGTGGCGGATGGCTTTTGGTCGGACATTTACCTGTTGGGCGTTGACCACCTGACAAACGGCACCAGCAAATACAACGTGACGATTGCTGACGGGTCATCCCCGCCCAAGATACCCGTCAAGTTCGGCGGCAACGGCAGCAGCGCCTATGGCTCGCTCAATCGCTGGGAGGCGGCTGAGGTGTTGATGAGCTACGGCAAGCGCCTGCCCGACTACAGTGAATTTGCAGCCCTGGCTTACGGCACGACTGAGGCGTCTTCTGGTGGCACCGACCCCGGCTCAACCATCTTGCGTGCGGCCTACACCAGCCGCTACGGCGTCATGCTGGCCAGCGGCAACTTGTGGGTATGGGGGTCCAACTTTGGTGGCGGCGCAGCAGGTGCGTCTTGGACGGCAAACACCGGCGGCAGAGGTTCGACATACCAGATGGAAAACGCCGTGCGATTCGGGGGCACCTGGGGCGATGGCGCGTACTCCGGTTCCCGCTGCTCGTACTGGGTCACCTCGCCCACGGTCTCGTTCGGCAGCATCTCTGCTCGCGGCGTCTGTGACCACCTGATTCTTGACTGAGCGGGCGAAAGCCTGCGGATTCTTTTTTTAAAGCGAACCATGACCCCAGACAAAGACGCTGCCCAAAGCTACGCGCAGATGGCCATTGTGGAGCGGTACGAGACCGTGATCTCTTACCTCTACCCGATTGCCCAAAGCCTGCCGCGCAAGCATGGCGTTGTGCGTGATATGTTTTTGCAATGCCTGTTGGGTCAGGTTCAACTGTTTGTGGAGGCGGGAAAGTCCAACCAGGTGTCCCGCCTTTACGTCGCAGACGCGGGCTTGGCCCATCTGCGATTTTGGCTGCGGTTTTTGCTGGGCAGCCAGGTCAAGGGCATCACCTCTCACCAAGTCGAGACAGCGCAGACGCTGATTGCCGAGGTGGGTCGCATGCTTGGCGCTTGGGTGCAACAGCACAAACGCAGGGGGCCACATGGGTAACAACGCCGTGCTATTCGGGGGCAACTGGGACAATGGCGCGAACTCCGGTTCCCGCTGCTCGAACTGGAACAACTCGCCCACGAACTCGAACAGCAACATCTCTGCTCGCGGCGTCTGTGAGGACATTGAACCGGTATTTAAAGCGCTCTGCCAACGCCACGGCTTGGCAGGCCGGCCAACTTATATGTGGTCAGCCGTGTGGTCCTGCTTCGGCAAACACCTTTGGGGGTTCGGAAAAACGACGAGTAGCCAGCGCAAGCGGGTGAAAGTCGTGTCCGGCTTTGTGGGGGTGTGCCATGGGTAAAAAGTACAAACGATTGATTGAGCAAGTGGCCGACATCGACAACCTGCGCTTAGCGTATGCCAACACCGCGCGCGCCAAGCGCATGACGTGGGGCTACCTCGAATTCAAAGAGTACGCCGAGTCCAACCTGCGCCGGCTGCGTGACGAAATCTTGAGCGGCGCATGGGTGCAGGGCGAGTACCGCCAGTTCACCGTTTATGAGCCCAAGGCGCGTCTGATCTCAGCACTCGACTTCAAAGACCGGCTGGCCCAACACGCGCTTGTCAATGTCATCGGTCCCATTTTTGAGAAAACCTTGCTACCCGGCACCTACGCTTGCCGCCCCGGCATGGGCACGCATGCGGGGGTGCGGCATGTGCAGTCGGGTCTTCGGCGCACGGGTGCTACGCATTTTCTCAAAACGGATTACAGCAAGTTTTTCCCTAGCGTCAACCTCGCTGTGTTGCATGAACTCATCGACCGCAAAATATCATGCCGCGCCACCAATGAGCTGATTGCCGCCATGGTGCCGCGCACCGGCTTTGGCCTGCCCATCGGTAGCCTGACAAGCCAGCTCTTTGCCAACGTCTACGGCGGCGAAACCGACCGATTCATTCACTTCAAACTGGGCGCAAAAGAGTGGACACGCTACATGGACGACATCGTGATTTTGTCCAGCAACCCCTACGAGCTGCGCGACTGGTTTGAGGACATTCAGCAGTTCAGCCTAGACCGGCTGGGTATGCGCATCAGCCATTGGCATGTAGCGCCCATTCAGCGGGGCATCAACTTCTTGGGCTACCGCATTTGGCCGCGCCACAAGCTGCTACGCAAGCAATCCGTGACCACTGCCAAACGCAAGATCGCCCGCCTCAAGCGGCTTGGCGACGAAGACGGCTTGACCCGATTTTTAGCGTCTTGGAAGGGCCACGCAGCCCACGCCGACACGTGCAACCTCTTTAACCACTTGGAGAAACAACATGCAATCCACTGTCATTAACACCCGCGACGATCTGGACGCCATTGCAGGCACGCCAGCACACGCCGCATTCATGCAGCGCCTGCGCGGCTCGATGACGCAGCAGCAAGACACCGCCGTGCGGCCCGAAGGCTACGGCCAGCCGGGTTACGACGGCGTGGTTATTGCGCCTGTTTGGGAAGACGTTGAAGACCTGACGGCGATTACCGCTTTTGGCTTTATCAAGGCTGATTTTGCTGGTGAGACGGCGCAAGGCAGCCATGTTTGAGCTGCTGTACTTGGCCTTGTTTGGCTTTGGGATTACTTATGCGTTGTGGCTGTTTTTCTTGGCCGTCATGAATTTAAAGCAGGCGCGTGACGAAGGCTTGCTGAACAAGACAGCGCTCACGCTGGGGTATCCGATCTTGGTAATTGGCTACCTGCTGGATGCGCTTGTCAATGTGTCTGTGATGACGCTGCTGTTTCTTGAAATACCGCAAGAGCTGACCGTGACCTCGCGTTTGAAGCGGCACATCAACACTGGCAGCGGGTGGCGGTTGAATCTAGCAAGCTGGTTCAAACCCCTGCTCAATCCATTTGACGCCGGGCATATTTAAACGCCAGCACACCACCGATTAAAAAAGAAAGTCAATATGACCATTCCAGAAGACAGCGGCGCAAGAATCTCGGTCGATTTTAAGATTCCGCTTTGGGGGTTGCTTTGCACTGCCGCTGTGGGCTCTCTCATGATTGCGGGCCTTTACTTCAACGTCCAAGGGTTGACTATCGCAGTGACAGAGCTGCAAGTCACCGTCAAGGCCGGGAACGCAGCCTTGGTCAACGTGGCATCTGAAAACGCCATGCAGAACTTTCGTCTAGGTGCGATTGAGGCTGAGCAAGCGCGCATGAATGAGCTTCTTCGAACTGCGCGAATAAAAGGGGGCACATGATGCAAGCAATCCCAAATTGGAAACAGTGCTGGCGCATGCTGAGCGTGCAGGCCATGACCCTGGCTGGCGCAATTCAAGGTGCTTGGCTTTTTATTCCTGAGGACCTAAAAGCCAGCATCCCGGACAATGTTGTGCAATGGGTGACGCTGTCTTTGCTAAGTCTTGGGGTACTTGGGCGGCTAGTTAAGCAAGACAAGGTGGGATCGTGAACTTATCCCCCCACTTCACGCTGGCCGAGCTGGTGGCCAGCAACAAAGCCCGCCAACTTGGGCTCGACAACACCCCGCCCCCTGAATTGATGCCGCGCATGATCCTGCTGGCCGAGATGCTGGAGCGCATCCGCAGCACGCTGAATGTGCCGATTACCGTGACCAGCGGCTACCGATCCCGCCCGTTAAATCAGGCTGTCGGCGGCGTCACCAGCTCAGACCACACCCAAGGCCACGCCGCTGACATCGTGGCCCCGCGCTACGGCACGGCCTACCAGGTCGCCAAGACGCTGGCGCCGCTGGTCAGCACCCTCGGTATCGGCCAGCTGATCCTCGAAGGCATACGCGGCAAGCAATGGATCCACGTATCCACCCGCACGCCCGAGGTGATGGGCAACCGCGTCATCACCATCACCGACACCGGTAAGCAGTTTGGCATCCAGGAGCTGGCGTGAGCGCGCTGATGTGGCTAAACCCGGGCCGCTGGCTGCTGTACGGCGCGCTGGTGGCCGCGCTGCTGCTGGGCGTGCACACGCTCGACACGTCACGCCAGGCTATTGGCTACGACCGAGCAAAATCAAAATGGGACGCCGACAAGTTGTCGCAAGCAAATGCAACATTGAAAGCCAGCGAAGCGGCACGAGCCGTGGAAAAAGCTCTGCAAGCCAAAGTAACGAAAGCACAAGATGAAGCCAAGAAACGCGAAACCAAACTTTCGGCTGATGCTGCTACTGCCCGTCTTATTAATGACGGCTTGCGCGACGACCTCGCCGCAATCAGCCGCCGAATCCCCTCGCTTACCCGAGATGCCGTCGATCAGTACGCCACAAATTCAACCGAGCTACTCGGAGAGTGCAGCGCAGCTTATCAAGACATGGCAGCAACGGCTGATCGGCACGCCTCAGACGCAATGACGCTGCAAAAGGCGTGGCCGCGATAGGGGCCTGTGTAAATTTCGGTGTAATTTGGTGCAATTCAGCACCTTTCCAAGCCATCCACAATAGTGCCGCTCATTGGTAAACCCTCTGATAATTTGGCCCCCACACGCATTCACACTGCAAGGGTCGCAAGTTCGAAACTTGCATCTCCCACCAATTTCCAAAGCCGACTGTTCTCAGTCGGCTTTTTCGTTTCTGGCTTTCCCCCAAGCCACGTGGGGTTCCGCGCCATTCTGCGTGTGCCGATCCCATAGAGTTACCCCACCATTCCGGCCC